CTTCCGAATGGCTTCTTGTATTAAGCCTGCACGCCTGATTTATTCCTTGTCGGGGAGTGGCGCAGCCTGGTAGCGCACCTGTTTTGGGTACAGGGGGTCGCTGGTTCGAATCCAGTCTCCCCGACCATTAAGTCAAGCTTCAAAAAGCCCCTTTTCCATAATAGGTTAAGGGGCTTTTTTTGTGCTCCAACAATCATTAAATAACCCACGAATTTAGGGCTTGCCTCGTATTGGGGTCACTATTGGGGGCACTATTCGCGTTCAATTATCATTTGCGATCTGATTTTTGACCACATCATACATCCATGACTGGATTTCTTTCATCGACCATACATTCTTCCTGCCTATTCTATATGGACTTGGGAATCTGCCATCCTTTATCATCTCCCAAATTACAGTCCTGCTCACTGTAGTCATTTTTATAACTTCACTCACCTTCAAGAAACGGTCTTCCATAACTTATATACTCACTCTATAAAACTTATTTTTGTCATCCACGAATCATACCAAGGGCGTGCGCGTACATGTCAAGGGTCTCCTCCTGTTCCTGACGCTCGTGTTCATCCATTTTTCGCATCTGGATAATCTTCCTCAGAATCTTCACATCGAATCCAGAGAACTTCGCCTCTGCGAATACGTCTTTAATGTCGTCCGCCAGATTTTTCTTTTCATCATCCAGTCGTTCAATGCGCTCGATAAATGATCTCAACACATCCTTCGCGATAACGTCTGTTTCAGCCATTTTAATTCCTTTCAAATTTTAGGGGTTATGCGCCAGCCTGTTGAGGATGGCGCCATTGGATTGATTATGCCGAAATTGAAACGAGCTTATTCCATTCCGATGAGCGGGTAAGGGTGCATACGCGGCCTTCCCGTTGAGCCTGCACAGCAGCCGTGTTCGTCCTCGCGTGGTCATGGGACGCCCAATGAGTCAAGACGTTATAGACGTCCCACAGGGTTTGACGGCCATTATGGGCTTCGACAAGCCTGCGGGTGAGGTTGTCAACCAGCCGTTCTGACGCATTCGGCATCTTTTTAAAGAGGCTGATTGCGGCCTCGGTCGGCATCTCGACCCCGCGCCATTTGGCCCATGTCTTTTCCTGCTCATAAAATAGAGCCGGGGCCTTTGCCACCTTGTCGGTTATTTCATTAAGCTTGAAGCCATGGGTATGCTTCTGGTTGACGTTCAGCAGGTCTTTACCGGTGATGCAGCCATTGGAACAGACGAAGCGATAACCACCGATCCGCGCCCGAAACGATGTAGAGCCGTCGTAACTGTTAAAAACAACAAGCCGCAACGCCACAGCATTCCCGTCGCCGGGGTCTATCGTGAAGTCTTTAAAGACGTACTGCCGGAATGACCGCAGACCGTTATGAGACAATTCATCTTTAATATCAACGGCGCCAGTGAGCAGACCGGCTTCGTCGAGCGCGTTGTCAAACTGGCCGTAAACCTCTTCGTTGGGGACAAGGTGATAACTTTCCTTGTGAATGTACGGGTGATCCCCTGTATCCGAACGTTTCAACACATTCCAGTTTGGAATAACCACTCCCTCGCATTCCGCTGGCGCCATTTCAACCGGAAAGTACAGCAAAGATTTATCGTCATTCACTGCGGCCATGTCGCTTGCCGACATGACCCTTGTCGCTCCTGTTGATTCACGTGATGGCGGGATAATTTCCGCAATAGCACTCATAGTCTTTCTCCTATTCTTAAATCACATTTGTGATATGTTGCTCAATAATGATTCTCCCTTCAACCAACTTTACTTGCAAAGTCTTGTCTGCCGAGAGCGCCCAATTTAAATAATCTTTCGCCTTGCGCATCAGGCCTGTGTCCGGCCCACTTTTGGACCCGGAGCCTTCTTCTGCGACCTGAAGGGTCGTCGCCTTGCCCGGCGCCAATTCTGCCATATTATTTTCTTGGGTAGAGGGAAGGCGTGCCCTGTCATCTGACCGCCTCTTTTCCTTTTCAATATCCCTGTTGATATGCAGGAATATTCCTTTCCCTTTAATTGACCTGTCTTTGTCAATGAAACATTCTGCCATAGAAAATTTCCCCGCCAAATTATACCTGCCTACTTTGGACGTGATCCGCCAGCATTTTTCAGTACCACTTGTCGGATACTTAACCAGAGAGCCTCCGCGCTTTAAGCCTTTTTTTTCCGTCAACATGACGGAAAAAGAGTCCACGGCGTACATCTCGTATCTCTTGGCCCCGGGCAAATATTCATCGATCTTTCCTCTTCCGCTATCCAGCAAGATAAGCGCCGCATAGCTATTCGAATTAGAAAACCTCATTTGTATTCCCTCCTAAATGCTAAAATGGACAATCATCATCAAGATCAAAGGCGTCGCCGTTATCATAGCTGACCTCTTCTTTCTGATAATTTTCCGTTCTCATCGATTGGCCTTCACTGCGTGGAGTAAGATTTTTCAATTCGCCAGAAAAGCCTTGCAGCACAATCTCTGTGGTATATTTTTCAATACCCTGCTGGTCGGTCCACTTACGGGTTTGCAGTTTCCCTTTGACATAAACCTTATTGCCCTTCCTCAGGTAATTCTCCGCAAATTTGGCAAGATGCTCATTAAAAATAACAACGCGGTGCCATTCAGTCCTGACCTGCTTCTCGCCTGTATTCCGATCCTTCCATGACTCACTTGTCGCGATAGTCATATTCGCGATAGGCTTCCCTGATTGCGTATGTCGTATCTCTGGGTCACGACCCAGATTGCCGATTAAATTCACCTCATTGAGCATCCTTGCCTCCTGTGTATCTCAAATGTTTGAAATCCATGTTGTATCCGCTGGTGTTCACCCAGCCCAACACACAGCTTTTTGCTGTTTGATAATCCCCGTCGTCTGCGATGGCCGCGTAATGGCACATCGCCTCAAAACAAGCTCTGGCCTTAGCCGCTGTCGCCTCATCTTGGTGGCGCCCGTCTAGGCTTTCAACCACACACATTGTCAGGTCGCGGATACAATCTATAAGATCATCATTGATCTCTAATGTTTTGTGGCTATTCGCGGCGATTCTTTTCAACTGGTCCTCGCTCATATAATTCCGAATATCGCTTATTTTTTTCATATTATGATGCCCCCTGATCTTTATAATAATCATCGCCTTCATGGCTCGGCAGGTCTGATTGATCCGAATTGTCGTTCGCCTTTTCAAGCGCCGCGTCGATCCGTGCCTTCATGGTTTGTATCCGTGTTGACACCTGACGGGCCAAAGCCTTATTTTCGGCTGCGATCTTTTTAAAGCCCTCGGCATTTTCGGATTTTAATTTTTCGAGTTCATCAATGGTTTTCACCGACTGAAGTTTTTTGTCAAAATTCTTTGCCCATGCGATATTGGGATCGTTCGCCTGAGCCTTTTTTTCTTCAGCCTTTTTCTCCTGAACAAACTGAGCCTTTTTATCGTTTACATATTTATTATCGTCATAAAGGCCGAGGAAAATATCGCCGCCAAATCCGAGCAACGCCAAACATTTATTCATGGCGTCAGTCATTGTTTTCTTCGGCGCCTCCTCATCAGTAAACGGGCCGTATTTGTTGGCTCCGACAAAGGTTGTCTGGCCGAATTGAGGGCTTGTATGGAACCGCTCGCCTTCGATAACATACCAAACAGAAACTTTGAGTACATGGATTACTTCCCGGCACAGAACCGCATCATTCGCCACCTGTAGCGGCTTGCCTTCGACATATTTTTCATCGAGAATGTCAACCCCCCAGCCAATGCCATTCGGTCCAAAAATCTGCGTCGCCTTTTTGATATTGTATTGGGCGTTAATGCTGGTCCCTTTAAACCCTCCGCCCCTTGAAAAATTCTTCGTGTAGGCTGGGTCGGTCGCCTCGACCCTATCCCAGATATTCATGTTGCCGCTCTTGCTTTCCTTCGTCATCCATCTTTCCTTTCAAGTTAAAATTTTGGGATAGAAATTGTTTTTGATCCTGACTTGCTTTTTTTGATCGTGATCCCGTGGCCATAGGCCTCATCGGCTTCGTCCGGGAACATTTCCTTCAGCCTTTTGACGGCCCTGTTGAAAGCGTCAGCATCCGGCTTTTTGTCAGCCCAGATTTCAGCCTGCTCCTTCCATTCAGAAGAGCGGTTCCCCTGCGTCATATCGATCTCAATGCGCTTGCGGACCGACCCTTCTCTCGGGTCAGGATCAACAATAAGTGACGGGCTTGGCGGCGTGTCGTTAATGACATTTTCCCAGAAGGCTTCTTCCGCCTCAACCAGCCTCATGACATATTCCATGTCATACTCCACCTCTACATAATCCCATGAGCCATTCCCGCCAAAAAAGCTTAAATGCGCTTTGTCGAGACCGCAGACTTCCATGTTATGCTGTAATTGCGGGTAATAATTCGCCACAAGCTTCTCTGGGGTCTTAAACATCCATTCGTTCGTATGTTTACATTCCAGAAGGACTATCCCGCTCCCATTATCGATGAGATCATCTGGACTGCATACCATCCATGGGTTTGCCGGATGGCGCACCTCCGGCCCGAATTGACCTTGAGAAACCTCTAAATTTAATATTTCATGAAATGACTCCGGCGTTCTCGCGAACGAACGGTTGCCTGTCTGCTTTTTATACCAAGTGATGTTAAAGGGTTCAGTGAAAGTCCCCATCTGCACCCTCAGCACATCAGATAAATCTTCCCGCTCTTTTCTTCCTGTGAGTTCCGCCCAAAGAGATTGGGTGTCGCCCTTCATGATCCTGTTCGCATCCGATCCGCCGATCCCCCGGATTTTTTTGTCAGAATTCCCTTTTGAATTATTCATTCGCCATCCTTTTTCTCTGCTTAAAGTTAAAAATTTCTAAAATTTTAATTATAATTTTCAGGGTCAAAAATATCCTTTTGCGGCGCCCCGCTGACAAGTTTCGTGTTCTCCAAAACCCTCTCAAGCGCACTTACATAACCGAAAAATTCATACTGTATCGGGTGCACGTAACTGATTAATTCTTTAGCCGATGGGAAAAACTCGCTGTCTGAATTTTCCATCAAATTTGAAACCCCCAGCCTGATCGCTGTAACCGAATATTTGCGTAAGCTTTTCATCCTGCTTCTCAGCAAAACCTTCTTCTCGCTGTCAGAAAGCCCCGGTTTCGGCTTATCCGTCAGCAGTAAAGTCAGGGCTGACACAACAAAGGCCCTGTCCTGATCCGTGCTTATCGGGGTGAGAGCAGCAAGGGACTGATAAAAAATCTGCGTCCATTCGCGCTCCAAGGCAAGTGGGAGAGGCGGGCGCGGAGTATCAAAGTATGAAGGGGTCATCTTCAAGTTCTTCAGCCAGCGCCATTCTTCCCGCCTCCATTGCGGAGCCAGCGGAAGGCCGTTTTTGTCCACCTCTATCTCTATTCGCAGCCGTTCCGAATTTGAAGGAATTGCGTACCCAGGTACGCCATGCTGCGTACCAGTCGGAATACCGTTTATCATTTGCTCTGCAATAATCTTCAAAGTTAAACCATTCTTCTTCGGGTTCTGGATGACCTTTCCCGACTGCATATTCTCTGAAAGCATCAGGGATCGAGACACATCCTTCAGGGAACGCGGTTTTGACATTTGTCTTCCTTCTCTTTGGCTTTGCATGGGTATTGGCTTGAGGGCTTGCTGAATCGTCGTTTGCCGCCTCGCGCGCGCATATATTTTTATTTTTATTGTTATATAATTTATTGTTCATCGTTCCGGTCGGTGTTCCAGCCACTGTTTCAACATTGTTTCGGTTTTTATCCCGTGCTGGTTCACCGGCGGCCCCCTGAACCTGATAAGTATTGTAATTACAAATGCTTATGACTGTAGCTGACTGTTTCACTTTTTTGGATTGGCTGTTTCGCTTCTGTATCATCTTGTGTTTCGCTAAGTGTTCCAGAAATCGGAAGCTTTTCGAGGCCGACCAATCATATTTTTTGGCGAAATCACGTACTGTCATCGCCAGTTCGCCACGCTCCAAATTTATCCTTTCGCCCCTGTAAATAATTTGCATCGGTGTGTGTGCCGCCTTGATAACAAGCAAAGCGAAAGCCATCGCCTCCTGATAATTTTTAAATGCCTTATTGTCCAAAATCTGCCTATGAAGCAGGACAAATCCTTTGTTCGCCATTTTTTGCTTCCTTTGCTTTGGCTTTTTTCCTCAGCCTTCTTCGGGCTTGTTGGTCTTTTTTTATGTCGTCAAATGCCCTGAAGCATCTGTGAGCTTTCAGGGGGTCCCACCCAATGACTGAAAGTGGTTGATCCGGAAAATTCGAGGCCCACAGCCTTCGTTTCAGGCGGAATTCAGGGGTGATCGCACCTTTGTAGTCCTCGACGACCAGACGGCTCCCCTCAATGTATTTAAAGTCAGCGATATAATCGCAAACGACCGACCCGTCCGGTCCTTTCAGCCGGTATCTTGGTTGCAATGCCAAATCAAATATTTCACCGTCTTCCTCTTTCTTTTTCAGAAAGAGGTATCTTTTCATCTCGTTTTCTGAGGCAAAAACAAGTCCATTTGGGGCCGTCCTCTTTTCGACGGGGCCAACCTTGTATTTATGCATTTGTTCTCATCCACTATTATCAGCAGACGGCAATTCAGTGACTCTGCCCAGCAGTTTAATAAAAATGACGTTGGTCGCCTGTCGCCAATCTCCCACTTGCCGACCTGACCGCGCGTAACGCCCACCAATTCGTCAACATCGGTTTGGGATAGCCCGAGCCTCTTCCTCTGCGCGACCAAGGGCTGTATGACGTCCTTGTGATAGTTTCGCATCAGGCGACCTTTGCCATGTCCTCACCGACAATCTGGTCTATAGCCAAGTCCAGCTTCTTCGCCGTGATCTCGGCCATTGACGTTTCTCCGCGCATGATCCTGAAGAGTACGGACCGATCGACCCCTGATTTGGGCTGGACATCTTTTTTCAGGTCGAGGCCATAGTATTTGGCGCGGGCCGTTACCTGATCAAAATACGTTATAATCACAAAATATCTCCATGTTTACGAACATCATAAGTCATTCATAACAAAGGATTTTTATTGCGTAAAGGGGATATTTTTAGGAGGATTTTTTGAACTGTTCGTACTTGTTCGTATGGGTTCGCATGGGTTCGTATGGGGGTAATAAAAAAATTGAAATTTTTTTAACAAAATCTCAAACTGAGGCATAAAATCGCAAAAAGACCGATAAGAATCAGAGCAATTTTTATGAAAACAGGCGCGATCAGAAGGACCAAAATAAAGCAGATAAGCGCGATGCCGAATTTACGGGTATTGATCCGATCTACCCAATTCATTGGTGGCAATTTAATGTTCTTGTTGCTGGTCATCAGGTAGCCACGATGGTTCCATGTCCATTTCAGAATTAAGGCGATGATCACAATCAGCAACAAGATGATGTAAACTTCATAGCGTGGCATCATTCACTCTCCTTCAAATGGAATGTCGGCATAAAATTCGCCTGTCTCAGGGTCATAATCGCGTCCAGCGACAGGTTTCGGGTCTGGGGCTGGTTTATGCCCGGTGATCTTTTTATAGAGCTTGCCGCCCATTCTTGAGACAGGCTCGGACGTCAGAGCTTTAATGGTGATGAAAGTGACTGCGGTAGCCACCGCGCGTTTAAAGGCAAAGGCTGCTATGCTCATTTATTGATCCTCCAATTCAACACCCCGGATAAGTGGATGATTTAAAATCCATTCACGGGCCATATTATTCAAATTTGATGTGGCCGGGGGAAGCTCCATTATGAATCCATTTTTTATATCAACGGTACCAACTGGTTCATCCCAATCAGTCCTGAGACAAAAGTCTAGTGTGTCCGGGCCATCATCAAGTAAGCAAAAACGGGTGCGTATACCCATTTCAGGATCATCGTGATATGTGCAATAATCCACCCGGCAAAAGCCTTCATCCGTTCCTTGGTAGAATAATTTGATCTTGGTCATTTCATTCTTCCTCAAAAGTGATTAACTGATACCCTTTGCGGGGTTCTACCTTGGCCGTTATAGGTCTTTTTTTACGGAATAAGTCATTCCAAGCACACCGTGACCTGAAAGAATTATCAGTCCCATACTTAACTTTAACCGATTGACGTAAATCCCCATAAGCCCACTTTTCGATCACCTTAAAGGCGTCCCATACGGGATTGGCAAGTGCCTTATCTAACAGCTCATCGTGGAAGTCTTTAACTATGAATGTTGTTTTCATTTATTGATCTCCTTGATTAATTTATCTATTGCGGCATGACGGGGAACGTCAATCCATCCCCGCCATGTGAATTTCTGATAGCCATGAATTTGCTTTAAAGCCATCAGAACGACTGAAAACAGCAAGCCGCCGATGACGGCGGCCATCATGCCGCTGTATGTGCCGCCAAATATGACGGCAAGAGTAACGGTGACGAAAAGATCAAGATACAGATCAAAACCAAGGCATTTGCGTATGCCGATCTTGTACAAGACAATAACGAACGCCATCGCTGAAATTATTCCTGCGATAAACATAATTCCCTCCTGTTAATTTTACCCCTGCCAAGAATTCCTTCTTGCCTTTATCGGTCGGGCCGACCGAGCTATTGTCTCTCCAGAGTTATTACAAGACTATTATCTTGCAAACAAATCATCGGGTTTCGAGCCCGACTCCCTTCACACCAGTCCTCAGCTACCGAGCAGGAATCGAACCTGCACTCCCCTTTACCCGTTATCAGCAACCCTTATTTAGGCCTTATCAACGGGAGCTATTTTAAGCTATGTTCTTTTTTATTCCTTAATTTCAACTTCTTTCACTATAACTTCAAATTCCTGGCTGATCCCGTCATCATGACCCCAAGGGCCTATTATTTCGCCATAAATAACAACAGGGATTGGTTTTCTTTGTGGGCCGCCCATGTGATTCCCGGGATAACCCAGAATTTTGAGCAACTTTTTACGGCCCCGCTTCACATCAAGCAGGGCAAATGTGCTTTGAATTTTCATAATATCTCATCCTTCGGCTTACCCCTACAAGTAAACCTCCTCATCAATAATAACGATTGACCCGCGATGAGCCGTTACGACGTCCGGGAAAGGGACGGGCGCCGGAAAAATTTTACGCCATTCCTTTTTTGCAATTTCAATCGCCTCCATCTCGGTCGCCGCGAATATCTCATCACTGGAAAATATAAAGCGCTTGCGCTGCGAATATTCGGCCTTGATATACCACATGCATTTCTTGTGCATCAGGCAGCCCCTTCAATATCATTCAGCGTCATGCTGTCGTCGTTGATCGGCACAAGGCTATAGCCGGGCGGCGTTTTCCATAGCGCACTCTCATAGGCACGATCCGCAATCTTTGCAGTCTGTTGAGGGCTTATCCAAGTGTCACCAAGGCCATATGCACCGCGTTCACATTTGCGGACCTCTTCGGCGCTGGCGCCGAATTCGTCTTCAAGAATTTCATTCACTGTCATTGTCATTGTCTGCGCTCACTACTTTGTAATCCGGGTTTTTGTGCCAACGGATCAGTTTTTGTTTTGTGGGATGGTGCCTTATCCAGCAAAAGGCTTCATCTACCTCGGTTATCCTTCCGTAATCGGCGTAAAGGGGATCGGCGCCGGGGATGTCTTTTAGGATATTAATCTGAACCATGTCACCTTCTTGCGGTGCGAGGTTAATCATCTTCTCTCTCCTCCTCTATTGCTGCACGGGCCGTAGTTACGGCGTCATGCAGCACTGCATAGGCTTCATCAGGCGTCATATCAAACTCCTGATTGTTTTCATCAACTTCGCCATCAAGTCTTATGCCCGCGATTGACTTCAGGGCCGCCATGGCGTCAGTCTGTCTTTTCATTATCATTCGCCCCCTCTTTCCACTCTTTCCTAAATGCGGCTATTTTTTCTCTCCCTTTTTCAGTTATGGAATATTTATTAAAATATTCAGTGGCGCTTAAATGGCCGCATAATATAAGTTTTCGGACCGTCTCCTTTCCCCAAAACCCTTTCTTTCTATTGACGCGACCCGGCTCTGCGATGTGGACTGGCGCCAACTCGCTAAAAGCCAGACATTTCTTCTGAACCGGGGTTAATCGTTTATCTTTCATCATGTTGATCTCCTGTAAACGCTTCAAAAAGCTCAAAAATATTGCAGCCAGATTCCGTAATGACATACCCTGATCCTGCGACAGTCCCTTCATCTGTCATAAGTCCTCTGTAAAATTTACAAAGCCCCCTCCCAGATAGCCATTGGATCACCTCTTTAACGTCTTCTCGGCTATAGCCCGTTTCATCAATTATGGGCTGAAACGGGACGCAAGTAAGGTCGTCAGTTCTGCTCAATACATAAAGAGATTCGAGTATTCTCCATTTTTTATTGCTGCGCATTGTCGCCCCCCCTTTTTTTGCGTTTCTCCCATCCTTTTTTGCTTGCCTCGCTCCTTTTATGGAAACGAATGACGTCACCTTCAGCTTTGATAGCGGCTTGCTGTTGGAAGAAGCCAGGTTCGGGCTTGAATAGGCTTATTATTTTGTCCAGCATAATAATTACCTCACTCTATTTCTTCTTTTTCAAAAGAGCGTCCATTGGCTCTGGCGAAGCCCAACAGCGCCTTTTTATTCTTTTCCCAGAATTTCAAAGCCCGCTTTCCATCCATTTTAATGACATCTCGGTCAGTAAAGTTTTCCCAGTCTTCCAAGCTATGAAGCTGACAACCGATTTTCATGTGCTGATCAAGAATCAGGACACCCCAATATAAGCCCGTAAGATAGAGAGGCGGCATGGTCATTGGCGCGTCACCGTATTTAGCATCGCGCAGATCGGCATCGCACAGATTGGCATCGCGCAGATCGGCATCGCACAGATTGGCACCGCACAGATTGGCACCGCGCAGATCGGCATCGCACAGATTGGCACCGCACAGATCGGCACCGCACAGATCGGCACCGCGCAGATCGGCACCGCGCAGATTGGCACCGCGCAGATCGGCACCGCGCAGATCGGCGCCGCGCAGATCGGCACGGTTTTCGATGGCCCATTTGATGGCTAGGCCCATTTTTATGTAATTAGATCGATCATTTTCACAATCAATTTCCGCTGTGAACTGAACCGTACCGGACCAGCGATTTAAAATATCGAATTTAATCATTTTGTTTTTCCTCGTTGTTATTAATCACATCCTGCACCAAATTCCCTTTAACTTAGACTCACAGGATGTGGGGCTGGCCCAACCAAGGCCGGGTTATGCAATGTGTAAATGAGTTTAAAAAGCAGGAGAGGCCAGCGCCCCTCCCGCAGTTTGCTGGAGATTATACTTGGACGGCTGACATGGGTTCCCAGACCCGGACGCCCTGTTTTGTCGCCGTTTCGATGCAATGTTTTGTTGACGCATCACCGGGGAAGGCGATAACCGCTTTCGGCGCCGTTTGCCGCACCATTTCTTCATTCCGCCGATACCCGGCCGCCTTGCCAAATTTATTCCAATCCGGCTTAAACTCTACCTGCGGGACGTTCCGCCGCTTGGCCCAAGCGGAGCCGATACGGTCTACGCCTTGCGCCCCGCCATGCAGCAGCACCATGTCCGGATATTTGGCCAGCACGTTGTCCAGCACCCGCCATTCAGTTTCAACATCGCTAAATTCACGGCCCCCGGTAATGATGATCTGAGTCCCTTCCGGCACTTTCTGCGCCGCTGTTTTGTTGGCCTGTCCAGTGAGCCATGTCTTGCCGTCAACAGTCGCGGCGGTTTCAGTGTGCATCCTGTATGATGCCCGAACTGGCGACCTGTATGCCTCCCCCATGATGTCGAAATAAGCCTTCTCGGCGGCGTCAAGGGCCTGTTCCAGCGCTTTTTCCTGAACTTCAAGCTTCTGGACCTCAACCTGAAGCGCAATCAGATTGCCGTCATCAACTTCTGAGCCGTTTTCTCCAAGCCGAACTTCTTCTTTTATTTCACCGGCCGCCTGATCTATGCGACGGCGGATACCTTTCAGGTTAAACTCAAGCCCGGCGGCCTGTTGATACATTAACTGCTGTGTCAAGCTCTCGCTGTTTGTCCCATCCAACGCTTCTGCGATGCTGTGCATGTTTTCCGTGATCGTTTGCGCAATGCGATCTGCATCCGCATCCGGACGGGGGTCTACCTCGCCGCGTGGCACCTCTGCCCCGTAAAGCTCCATCTTTTCGCAAATGGCCGCTGTTGACGTTTCATTGGTTGCTGTGTTATTTGTTTCGGTAGTCATGATAGTCTCCTTATCGGGTTGTGATGACAGGGGCGGTCGGAGCTGCTAACTCCTTCCGTCCTGCTTAACTCACTTCAAAATCAAATTTCCTTTAACTTTCTAAGTGATGTCTTTTCATTGATCATGACAGGGTTCCCGCCAGTCAATGTGAATAGCGCACAGCCTGTCCGCCCGAGCCACGCGGAATAAGCGTCAGCGCATGAGCATGGCGACCGTCCTTTAGGCGCACATTGACTTGCGGGATGTCATGGTAAGATAGGGCATCACGAGAGAGAGATAGTTATATCCCCGTTCTCCGGCCCCGATACCGCCGTTCGGGTATTCAAATACCATGTCAAGTACAATACAAAAAACATATCCTTGTAAAACAACGACATAAAATCTATGTGCGTTGACAGGTTTTTGGCACGATCTATGCTATTTTAATTACACTCTCCGGCCCAACCTCCCACCAATGGCATGCTCCATCGCTTAACAGTAACGAACACTTGCTTGCAAGTCGTTCGGCACGCGCTTTCGGTTCTGTATCCCTTTAACCACAGGAGCGTCGAAAGTGACTGATCTACCCGCTAAAACACCGAAACAGAAGCCTAAGCGCATTTCCAAGGCCGTTAAGGACTCCATAAGGTATATGGCGTTACACCGCACGAATATCACCGATACCGCTCAACGCTTTGGAATTACAAGAGAAACGCTGTCACGTAATCTTTCGCTCCCGCACGTGCAGGATTACAGGGACGAAGTTGTCCGCGAAGTCCTTGGAAACGCTGCGTTAACTGCGGTAGGGCAACTTGGCCACCTCAGCACACAAGCGAGGTCAGAGTACGTGCAGCTTAACGCGTCGGCAGAGGTACTGAACAGGGCTGGCTTCAGCGACCAGCCTCAGCAACAGGGGCCGACAACGGCGATACAGATCAATATTGATCTCGGATGAACGTGCCCCCCCCTATGTTCTCCTGAAGGGGCGGGGGGGGGTTAAAACTCCGTACCCCCGCATGAGGGGGGGGTACACCTCAGCTATATTTTCTCTCAAATAACGATCGATAACCGTTCTCAGAAAGGATTGTGAATATGAAGCGTATAGAGTTCGCCTTCGTTCTTGTCACGACTGTTTATTCAGCTTTTGGGTCTTACTTAATCGGGTGCTTGCTTTGGCGGGCCATCAAGTTGCTGCTTCTGGAAAGTGGTGATCTCCCTGTGGATTTTTCTTCGTTTGATGACGGAATGCCGGTTGTGTTTGGTATTTTATTTTTTCTTTTATTGTTCTTGTTTGGTGAAAGGGTCACCCATGGCTCGTAAGAAGGTCCGTGGGTGTAAGTTTTGCAGGTCACCTGATGAATATAAGTTCTGGATTGATTTTTCATGTCCTGACTGTCGGCGCCGTCATGGTCTTGACAGGTTGACCTCTGAGCTTATTGCCGCTGGCGTTCGTGGGGATAGGTTGGACGAGGTTGTCGAAGCCGGTGGGCGGAAGATCATACCGGTGAGCGTTGAGGGCGATGACGCTTGCCGGAATTGTTACGGGCGCGGCAGCCGTTATGAGGCTTGTCGTAATGCTATGCAGATATGCGAAGTTTGTTATGGGAAGGGTTATTTGCCGGGCTGAATGCGGTGTGCGTTTAATTGCGGCCTGTATGTTGCGATACTCTCGACGAGTGGAAGGATAAGCCGAAAGATTCTGGGTAGCGGCGGCTGTTTTGAAAACAGAGTACCCGAAAGGGTGTGGGGGTTCGAATCCCTCTTCTTCCGCCATATGATTTGTGTAAATGGAGACGGATATGTTTAATTCTGAGGAATACGCCCCTTTGGTTGCTATGGTTGCACGGCGGATCGGCGAGATGCGCAAGACAGGGCCTTGGCAGATGATAGGCCATGTTAAGCGGGCTGGTCTTGAGGCGGACGCTGTTGCGCTTCTTTCGGAGATACGTCAATTCCAAATCGAACACATGCACCATACTGACGGGCCGAGTCCTGCCAGCGGCGCTGCGGAAGATGATTTTGACGTGAGGGCGTTCGACGGCGCGACCGGTGATGAATTGACCCCCGCGAACGATAACCCCGTGGCTGAGGCAGCGCCATCCATTGATGAGCCGCCGTTCCAGCCAGATGCTCCTGCTGTGCCTGCGGGAAAGCTTGAGAAGTTGTCCCCGCAAAAAAGGGCCGCGATCACCCGGAAGGCGAACGCCGCGAAGAAGCGCCGTGAGAGCGAGGAATAACCCCGCGTGGGATACGCCCTGAATTATAAGCCGGACGGTGGCGTCGCCAAGTCGTTCATGAAGGATGATAGTTTTGTTCGTGGGCTTCGTGGGCCGGTCGGTTCAGGGAAGTCTGTGTGCTGCTGCATTGAGATCGTGCGCCGAGCGGCCTCGCAGGCCCCCGACCCGAGTGGTAAGCGGCGGTCCAGATGGGCTGTTGTGCGTAATACGTTCCCCGAATTGAAAAACACGACGATCAAGACGTGGCTGGACTGGATGCCGGAAAATATCTTCGGGAAGTTCAACTGGACGCCGCCGTATACGCATAACGTTTCTTTTGGCGATGTCGAGTTGGAGGTTATCTTCCTTGCCCTTGACCGGGATGAGGATGTCAAGAAGCTCTTGTCGCTTGAGCTTACGGGCGTGTGGGTAAATGAGGCCCGTGAGATCAGTAAGGTAATTGTTGACGCGACAACATCCCGCGTTGGCCGCTTCCCGAGTCTGAAAGACGGGGGGGCTACATGGTACGGCGTCATTATGGATACAAACAGTATGCCGGAAGATCATTGGTGGCCGATCATGTCGGGCGAGGCCCCACCGCCAGACCACATGACAGAAGATGACCTGTTGACACTGAAGAAGCCGACCAATTGGGCATTCTTTACCCAGCCGCCCGGGATGCTGGACGTCCTCGATGAGCGTGGGCAGTTGATTGGCTATGAGGTTAACCCTGATCGAGAGAACGGCAAATATGTCGTTGACGATTATTACACCAATATGATTCAGGGTAAGGATCGGTCATTTATCAAGGTTTATGTGCAAAACAAAATAGGGACGGTTCAGGACGGCAAGGTTGTCTACCCCGAGTTCAAAGAGGATGTCCATGTCGCTAAAGATGATATTAAATTTATCGAGGGGCATGATGTTTATGTCGGGATCGACTTTGGCCTTACCCCGGCGGCGATATTCGGCCAGAAGCTGCATGGTCGATGGCTGATTCAGCGCGAGATTTGCGCCCGCGACATGGGCGCGAAAAGACTTGCCGACGAGATTAAGCGTGTCGGGCAGGATTTTTTCCCGGGGGCGCGGTTCCGTATATATGGCGACCCCGCAGGCGACCAGCGGGCGCAAACCGATGAGACGACGCCATTCCAGATTTTAAGGGCCGAGGGGATCAACGCGCTCCCGGCGCCGGGGAATAATGATTTTATCATTCGGACCGAGGCCGTGCGGAATAGCCTGAACTCTATGGTGGACGGAAAGCCCGCCTTTTTGTTATCTCCCGCCTGCGTGAACCTCAGGGCCGGTTTTCTGCGCGGGTATCATTACCGTAAAATTCAGGTTTCTGGTGGGGCGAGGTTCGCGGACTCCCCTGACAAGAACAAATATTCTCATCCTCATGACGCATTGCAATATCTTGTGCTTGGCGGCGGCGACGGGAGGACTCTGGTCACAACGATGGGGCACGCAAAACCAACCGTTGCGCGGCAGAATACCACGGTGATGCAGAGGCACGGTTCGGTTATGCAGCGCCGGAACACAAGACGGGTCGGGGCGAGATGAATTTAGAATTGCTTGGAGATCATTCTGACAGTTGGATTATCTGCTTCACTGACCAGAATTATAACAATGTAAGCCGCGTCCTTAAAAGGGGGTTCCGGCATTGCTTCGCCTTTACCTATTACCCGAAGATGAAGGTCTGGATGGTGTTTGAACATACATCCGGCCGGACAGATATTCGTTTATTCACAACGAGCCAGCTCGCGCGCCATGTGGCGGTTTGGACGGAAACCGGCTGTAAGTTTGTTAAGTTCCGCAGCCGGTACAACGCCAAGCTTTCTGTGCGTTGCGTTATGTCGTGCGTTTCTGTCATAAAGCATTTGCTTGGATTAAAGGATTGCCGGTCCCTGACCCCTTATCAGCTTTTCAAGTGGCTGAAATCGAACGGGGGCCAGGATTACATAGAGGATATTGAGGATGAAAGTTTCAGCCCCAAAGCAGGAAGTTGACCCCAACATCGCCTTATCCCGTGAGCGAGAAGAAAAGCGCCTCAGGGTTAAGACGGAAGAGTTAAATAGAGCGCAGCAGGAAGATGAGCGCCGACGTCGCGCCGGGCTTTATGGGCGCAATTCCCTGCAAATGAATGGCTCGCGTGGCTTTATCATCGGCAACAATCAAACGATTGGCGGGTAGCATGGACGGCGAAGAGGTTATGGAGAAGAAGGCCGGGGCGCTGATCAAGCAGTTCGAGGCCGCGAAGTCTGAGTGGGAGAGCTTTCACACGGTATGGGATGATTGCTATACGTACGCCTTGCCGGGGCGGAAAGGCTTCACCGATCGAAGCCCTGAAGACAATTTTAACATGTTATTCGATATGACGGCTGTTGACGCTCTTCCGGAATTTGCATCGCAGCTTCAGTCTTATATCATGCCGCCGCACCAAAAATGGACGGAATTAAGGTCGGGTTCCGCAGTCCCCCCAGATCAAAGGGAGGATGTAGACCGGGGTCTTGATGAGATTGTAAATTTATTCTTTGACATCCTGCATAACAGATCGAATTTTGAAAACCAGTCATACGAATCCATGCTCGATGTCGCAGTCGGGACGGCTGTTATGTCGGTTGACAAGGGGACGCCGGAACGGCCCTTGCATTTTACCGCTATCCCGCAGACAGACATAATCCTACAGTCAGGGCCTTTTGGTTACGTTGATCGTTTTTACCGTATGCACCACGTTGAAGGCCGCTTGATAAAAGCGTTGTGGCCGAACGCGTCTCTGCCGGACGGAGTTATTGATGTAATCCGCGATAAACCTGAAGACAAGCATGAAATACTTGAGATTGTAAGTCGGGATTATTCCGAGAGGTCGGCGGAGGCGCATAATCGTTCTCTTATCCTTCTCAAGGGGCGGCATATCATGGAAGAGACGGTCTTCAAGGGAGAAGGGTCGAACCCGCTCATCGCTTTCCGTTGGTCCGTGTCCGGCAATAGCGCCTATGGCGCGGGGCCGTTGTTTAATGCCCTGCCGGCCATCCGCGTCCTAAACCTCGCCCAGCAATTCTTGCTTGAGGGGGCGGAGATTTCTATTGGCGGGATGTGGCAGTACGATGATGATGGCACGGTTAACCCGGACACGATTCAGCTTGTCCCCCGCGAGCTTATCCCGCGCGCGCCGGGCAGTCGTGGGCTTGAGCCGCTGCAATCGGCGCAGAATGTCAACATCGCAGAATTGACGATCAGCGAATTGAAGCGAGAAATCCGGCAAGCCCTGTTTGATGATTTTCTTGGCGCGCCCGAGGGCACTCCGATGTCGGCATATGAGGCGAGCCAGCGCACAAACAACCATATGCGGCGCCAATCGTCCCCGTTTGGCCGGATACAGTCTGAAGGTATACAGGCTATCATCAAAAGATGTTTGTATCTTTTGAAAGAGCAGGGGTTGATCGAAATCCCGAAAATCGACGGGCGGGAAATCAAGATAATCCCGATGTCGCCGTTGGCGCGAATGGCCTCTCAGGAAAAGATCGGGAATATAGACCGCTATATGGAAATGCTGACCATGCGGCTTGGCCCAGAAATGGCGAACGCGATAGTCGATCAGTTCGGGTATGCAGATGAATTGGCCGACCTTATGGATGTGCCTAAACGAATCATCCGAACGGGCGATGAGAGGAAACAAATTGTAGACGCGGCGAAAGAAATGGCCGCCCAACAGATGCAACAGGGGGCCGCAGGTGGACAGACGCAATAATAAGGGGCGTGGGGCCAGTTCTATCGGAAGAAAAAACAATATAAACGCCGACCCCTCGGTTAGAAGGATCACCTCAGCCGTTGACCGTATTGAAAGGACGGAAAGAGAAGAGACAGAGATCAACCAGCTGGTGAGCCGAATTTATAGCACGGATGATGGCCGGAAATTGTTTGATTATCTGAAGTCGGTGACGTTCGGAATCGTCTATGGTCCTATGGAAATGACTCGTGAAAACCAATGTGCGTTGAACCATCTGGAGGGCCAGAGGTATCTTGTGGGCGTATTGGAGCAAAGACGTATGCGAGGTTCTATGAATGAGTAAAGAAGGCGATGGCAATGATAGTGATGATGGCGGCGCTTCTGCTGCGGACAATGCTGGCGCAGAAGTAGTCTCAGCGCCTGAATGGTTGGGAGAGGCCCACCGTGGCGATTTTTTCGACGCCGAGACCGGGCAGGTCAACGCGGAGAAAATGTATGCCGCATACACAGATACAGCGAAGAAGGTTTCCGCGCGCGATGCCGACTTGCGCAGGGTGCTGGAGCCGGAAATCCGCAGTAAGATCGAGGCGGATCGGCTGGCGGCGCGGCCAGACACGGTTGACGGCTATACCATGGATTTCCCGGAAAACTTTTTCCCGGAAGGCGTTACGTTTGAGCCTGATGAGTCGAACCCACTGCTTGCTTTTTGGAAAGAGCAGTGCTTTGAGCACGGCTTTACCAATGAGCAGTACCAAAAGGGTGTGCAGCAGTACGTTGACGGGATGATCAACGCGATGCCGAATATGTCTGAGGTCGCCAAAGAACTTGGCGAGAACGGTCAGGACCGTATTGATGCGGCAAGCCTGTGGCTGCGGCGTAATTTGAATTCTGATGAATTCTCCGCCCTTTCGGAACTGGTGGAAAGCCGGGCTGGGGTCGAGGCGGTCGAAAAATTGATCAGCCTCAAGTCAGACCCGAAGATAAATAATTTGGTGAACACTATCCGCCAATCTCCAAAGCTCACTGAGCAGGACTTGCGCGGATTAATTTCTTCTGATGCTTATCAGGACAGCCTCCACCCCGACCATGCGAGTGTCCGGGAGAAAGTTGAGATGGGCTATCAGAGACTATACGACACCTGATCGGTGTCACGGAACGGCCCCCTGAAAGGCGCGAAGCAACCCCTGCGAATGTAGGCAATTGCCCGGAGTCTTTGAAGGCAGCTATTGGTTTTTAGTTGAACTTCAAAAACGGAGAGTGGCGAATGTCTACTTCTATTCCTGTAAGCTTTATTAAGCAGTATCAGGCGGAAACGCACGAAGCGTTTCAGCGTCGCGGTTCCCTGATGTTGGGGACCGTCCGCCGAAAACATAATGTTGTCGGCTCTAAAACTCAGTTTAATCTTTATGGCAAGGGCGAGGCTGGCGAAAAAACCCGACATGGCGACGTCCCTGTGATGAACAACGACCACGATAATGTGGATTGTTTTCTGGTGGACAAATACGCCGGTGAGTGGGTTGATAATCTGGATGAGCGCAAAACAAACACCGACGAGCGTGGCTTGGCAACGCGGGCTTCTGCGTGGGCCTTGGGGCGCGCGGCGGACAGCCAGATCATCGCCGCAATAGAGGCGGGGCTGCCTTCAAGTCAGAAGATCGCCAATGGTGGGACTGGATTCACGTTGTCCAAAATGCTTCAGGCGAGAGAAATCCTGCTTGATAACGACGTTCCTGATGACGGCCAGATTTTCTGTTGGGTGGACACTCATAGCTGGCTTGAGATGCTTAAAATTGACCAGTTTGTCAAGTCTGACTATTCCGGCAAGATCGTCCCATTTTTAAAGGGCAGTGAAGCCAGAAATTTCATGAATGTCCATTTCATGCACCATAACGGGTTAACGAAGGCTGGGAACATTTCGCAATGCCTTATGTACCACAAGACCGTTGTCGGTCATGCCACCGGTGCGGAAGTGACGCAAAAGTGGTCTTGGGAAAATACCAAGTCCTCCCATTTCCTGAACAGCAATATGAGCATGGGCGCCGTACGGATTGATGATCTTGGTGTTGTCCAAATCGACAGCGATATGTCAACTCCGCTCTAATAATAAAGGAAGGTAAATTTTATGGCTTATGAATTTAATAATCTTGTCAGCATGTACATGGGGCCAAAAGGCTCCCGTGTATTCCGGTACTCTACCACCGATGCTGCGGCAACGGTTCAGGGGGCTGGATATTTTAACGACGCGGTTAAACATCTGTCCGTTGGCGACGTAATTATGGCGACGGTTGACATCGCCGGGACGGCGAAGCTGAAGAACTATGTTGTCCTGACGAATGATGGATCAGCCATTACTGTCGGGCTTCAAACGACGACCGCTTAATAATTCGGGGCGGTGTGAAAACCGCCCCGGCCCTCTTTTCATTTAAGGATTTTACGATGACTGGTTTTTCAGATTATCTTGAGAACGAACTGCTGGACCACGTATTCGGCAATGCGGCATTTTCCGCCCCTGCGACGCTATATATCGCCTTGTCTACCGCTGATCCTCTGGATGATAATTCCGGGTTGACTGAGCCTGTGGGGTCTGGTTATGCGCGTCTGGGGATCACGAACAATGCGACGAACTTCCCTGCCGCGGCCGGAGGGGTCAAATCTAATGGCGCCGCTTTTGAGTTCCCCGCAGCCAACGGCGGTTCGTGGGGATTGATCACTCACTTCGCGATCATGGACGCTGCGACTGGCGGGAACCAGATCGGTTATGGCGCGTTGGTCGCGGCGAAGACGATCAATGACGGTGATATTGCCCGTTTCCCGGCGGGCGACCTTGATATTACGCTTGATTAAATGGGGTGCGAGTATGCCTGCCTACCCGGATTTCACTGCGCTACCCCTGCGAACCCAAGATGCTCTTCTCAGCCGTGGTTATGTTTTTCATGAGACAGTCTATGGGACTATAATGCCAGTCGCCAAGACAAAAGACCTTGCTGCTGCGCAGGCGTTCGCCATGTCATATGATCCCTTGGCCGAGGCGCAGGAAAAGGCGATACCCTTTATTAAAAAGAATGCGGAGCGGGTAATTACGGCGCGGCATACGATCATCGATCAGCTTAACAAAACCGCCGAGGCGGCGGCGATACTGGAGACTGTGCAGGCTACAGGCTGGACGCCGGAGCTTTCCGCGAGATCTGAATACTTAAAAAGCGTACGGCTGTGGGTGATCGCCGTGCGCACAAGATCAGATGAGCTTGAGGCTGATGTTATGGCGGCGACAACGCCCGAAACTGTAGAAACGATTGTCGCCAGCGTCCCGGCAGAATTGGGGGCTATATAATGGCTTTTGATTACGCGTACAGCGCCAAGGAAACAGCATCCAATAAGCCCGTAAGCGAAGCGACAGCATTCAGCCTCGCAGGGGCAGCAGCGGGGTATCAGACATTTGTTTCTGGTGGATTGATAAGTAAAAAGTCCATATTTACCGCTTATGTCACAGATAGCGCATGGCAGACATTTATCGGTACAGTCACAGATGGGACGCCTGATACGCTGTCACAAGATTATTTAATTGAAAGCAGCACCGGCGCATGGATTGATTGGTCCGGGGAAGCAACCGCGCCAATCATCGAATGTGTAAGCCCGAAGGGAGCCGCGAATAATGGTGGCCTGTTTTATGACAATGAGTGGGTGTGGCCTGATTTTAGCGATGCCAGAACGGGTACGTCATGGGCTGCGGCATATGCTACTGCAAATTTAATCTATGTGCCTCGGCCATGTATCCTTGATGGGCTTGGTGCCTTTTGCTCAACTGGTGTCACAGGCAAATCAGCAAAACTGGCCCTTTATCAGGCTTTCGGGGGGTCGCCTAAAAACATTGAAAAAGATGCCGGAAGTGTAGATTGCTCTGTTGCCGGGTCAAAATCAATCGTCGGAATAAACCATGTGGTCAGAGAGCCAGGATTATATGCGACAGCAATTATGGCAGAGGACGGAAATTTAAAATTTCTCGGGAACGGTACAGGTGATTACAGAATTGCCAATATGGGATCGGCGACCAAAAGTGACGATCTTGGGGGCATCACGAGCGTCCATCATGGCAGCTTTGCAGATACAACATCGTCATATGTCGGAGGCTTCCCCGCAGTATTTAATCATACGGGCTATCGCCGGAGTAATTCCTACTGGTGTCTTGCAAGGTTTAAGGAACTGACATGATCGGGCGCGGCGCGGTTGGTCGCGTTTCGATAGGGCGAGGCGGTGTAGTTTCTCTTGGCGGCGGGGCGCCGGTCACTCACGATGTTTCCGGCGATATAATATCAATCTCACTTCTGGGTTCCGGCATGTCTGGGATCCGAGGTCTGGCAGGACAATTCGACGCGAATACAGGGCTTTCCGGCGTCTTGGCAATTGACGCCTATAAGGATATGGCGGGCGCCGTTAGCGCCGTTGCTGACGCCTCGGCCCGCCCGTCAGCCATTCTACAGGCGGGCGGGGGCATATCATCTTACGCATCTTTCTCTGGCGACATCCAAATTAGCGGCGATATTTCCAGCTTCATAGCTCCTTATTCTTCGATCTCCGGAAAGGTAAGCGCAGCGAGAACCCTCTCGGGGGGCATCGCTGCGGCGAGTTACGTTGCCGGTTCTGTCGATGGTGGGTCGGCAAAGTCAGTTGCCGCCTTGGCCCCGGCGTCATCAGGTATGTCCTGCGCCGTGTCTGTTATAAGGGGTATGCCCGGTCAGATAATTGTGGCGTCTGACGGCTGGGCTTCATTGGCAGTAGGGGGCGATCTTTCCGGTAATCTTCTGGTCGCTTCGGCATTCTCTGGCCCCTTGTCCGTCGTGCAGACCGTTTCCGGGCAAGTTAATGCGTCATCAAGCGTCGCCGGAACTATTAACGGCATCGTCCGGCTGTCCGGCGTGTTTGGTGGCGTTGCGGGAGTATCTGGATATTTAAGTATTGATGGCGAAGTCGATTTTGCTGGCAACGCCCCCGCTCGGGCGCAAATGGTTGCAACAATGACTGTAAAGAACAGGTATCAAATGACGCACACGGCAAATTTTCTTTATGATGCGAATGGCAACGCAATTCAGCAATTCAAGCCCCGGAAGGGGCGGACGCACCGGGTCAGCATTGTGGCCGCACCGTCGCGGAACACGGACCCTTTCGATAGCAAGATTATCTCAATCCGTCCCAGCGTCGATTGTTTCTATTCCGTTGGCAGCATAAACGTCGTCGCTGACGAGTTTGATCATTTTATCGGCGCCGGAGAGCGCCAGATTATACCGCTTGACCAAGAGTAATATTTGTCAGTTGTATCTGCTGATGCCGCTGACGGGAAACTATACATAAGCGAGGTTGAATAATGGCTTTATCAAATACTCAGCTTGGGTTCGTCAATGATGCGCTTCTCCTTATCGCGGAAAAGGGGATCCAAACCTCGGAGGGGAACGCCGCTTCACAGATTATAACAGAAGGTAGGTTTGAAAAAACCGTCACAAAACTTCTTGGCGCGCATCGATGGAAATTCGCTATGACGCAGCAGGAATTGTCCAAACATGTAGACCCGCCCAAAGCCGTCTGGTCAAGCGCATATCAGTTGCCTGCGGACCCTAAGTGTTTGCTTATCAGCCGTGTCCTCGTTCTTGGGGAGCCAATCCCATTCGATGTGTACGGTGACTTTATTTTTGCTGACGCAGGTGATCTTGTTGTCGCGGAATTTGTCTTTCGGCAGGCCGACGAACTCTTCCCTCCTTACTTTGAAAACGCGCTGTGCTTTAAGTTAGCAATGGATTACGCCCTTGCGATCACGTCTGACCCGGCCCTTCGCCGTGAGATGAAGAATGATTTTTACGAGGCGTTCGCCGCAGCGAAAACGCTTGACAGCCAATCGGGGATTACAAAAAGGCTTGGCGGTCGTAGTCGTCTGGCAAACGCAAGGCGTGGGGGCGCGTGATGCGAAGCTTCAATATCCCTCAGAATTCATTTATTTTCGGCGAATTGGACCCCAATGCTGAGGGCCGCTATGACAAAGAGTTTTATCTGCAAAGCTGCGCCGAGCTTGAAAATTTCAGGCTTCTGACGCATGGCGGAGTACAGCGGCGTCCGGGGTCGCGTTATATGGCGACGATGCCGGTGAACGACTTTAAGCCCGCCCCGTTTGTTTTTAATAAGGATCAGCAATATGCGGTTCTTTTTTCCGCCTATAAGGCAGATATTTTCCTCCCGGACGGCACGTTCGTTGTTTCGCTCGGGGCGCCATGGGACGGTGAGCAAGCCAAGGAATTGACGTACACGCAGTCCGGCGACGTTATGTTTGTTTTCCACAAGGACATTCACACCAAAAAGCTTGTCCGGACCGGGGCGTTGACCTTTGAGTTAAGGGATTTTTATTTTGGAGTGTCGGATACCGAAGAGGTCCTTTACCAGCCCTATTATCGCTTTGCCCCACGCGATATTTATCTGGTGTTTTCGGCTCGGAAGGGCGCGGTTACTGTAACGGCGTCCGGCCCTGTTTTTTTAGCCGAAAATGTCGGTCAGCGATGGCGCGTATACGCGGGGCTGAATGATTATCGCGAATTCGAGATCACCGGGTTTGTTTCGGGAACAGAAGTGACCGCTACAGTCAAAGACTTTCAAGGGCTTTGGAAAATATGGGAAAGTAATGTCGAATATATTCTCGGAGACGAAATCGTCAGCGGAACAAAAAAATATCGCTGCATGAGGTCGGGCGTCAGTAAGACGGCGCCATTCCATTCTGTCGGCGAATTGGCGGAAGGCGATGATACGACCCCGAAATGGCTTTATCTCAATACAGGCCCTGAAATTAAAGACTGGGAAGAACCCGCGTTCTCCGATGTCCGGGGTTGGCCCCGGTGCGGCACGTTCCATAGTAAGAGGCTATGGATTGCCGCGTCGGAAAGCCTGCCCACACTTGTCGCGTCATCCCGCGTCGGCTTTTTCGATAACTTTCACGCGAAAGAAGGCTTAGACGACGAAAGCATTCAGGGCGTCGCCGTTCATGACCAGCTTGACGCGATCAATTTCATGTCCGGGGGCAAGCACCTTACTTATTTTTCTGACACGGCTGAGTTTTTCAGCCCGGAAGCCCCGAGCCGTCCGTTGACGCCGGGGACTTTCGACATCAAATTCCAGGCATCGTACGGCGCAAGGTTTGTTGAGCCGATATTCTTCGACGGTGCAACGCTTTACAGTTCCGCCAGCGGTAAATCCATCCGGGAATTCCTTTATAATGACGGCAGCCAGTCTTACGAGTCCGACGACGTGTCGTTGCTGTCCAGCCATATGATCAATAATCCCGTATGGATGGCTGGGCATAAGGGCAGGCTGGACATTCCGGAGCAGTTGGCCTTCGTCGTGAACGAGGACGGTACGATGGCTGTGTTCAATTCTATCCGCAAGCAAGGGATCAGCGGATGGACGCCATGGCGGACAGACGGGAAATATCTGTCGGCAATAGCGCTTGACAATACGATATATTTCTTTGTGGAGCGCATTGTTAATGGCGCCCCAAAAGTGCATATGGAACGGATCGAGACGGAGCTTACGCTAGATGACGCGATTGAGATGACCGGCAATCAGCAAACAGTATGGACTGGCCTTGACCATCTGGAAGGCCAACTTGTGGATGTTGTAGACAGTACGGCGTACCTTGGGCAGGCGACCGTGGTGGGCGGGGCCGTCACATTGCCATGGGCGCGGGATCATGTTGTTGTCGGGCTTAATTATTCCCCGGTTTGCCATATCCACAGGTCGGAATTTCAGATCGGGGACGGCGCTATTCATGGGGCGCCACGTCGTATATCCGAGTTGATCGTGTCTGTCGTTGATTCCTGTGAGTTTTCTGTTGATGGCGAGGGGGTTATAATCAGAACAGGCGGCGATTTACCGCAAAATATTGTCGAGCCGGTGACGCAGGATTTTGAGTTTAACCCGCTTGGTTGGAGCAAGGACGACACGGTTGAGATTCGGCAGGACACGCCGCTTCCGTTGACAATCAGATCGATTACAAAGAGGGTGGTATTCAGGTAATGGGATGGTTCGCGATTGCAGCTACTGCGGCGGCGGGGGTTGGCAAGGCGGTTGGCTCTATCGCCGAAGGCAATGCGAAGAACGCTGCATTGCAATTTGAGGCCGATCAGCTTGATGAGCAGGCCAAGATGGAGCAGTTGAGGGCGAACAAGTACGAACTCGACCGCAGAACTGAATTAAAGCAGTCTATGGCAAGCTTCTCCGCGCTGCAATCCGGGCGGAATATCGCCATGACCGGCGGGTCGGCAGACGCTATCCGGGAGCAAATGCAACAGGATGCGGCGAATGAGACAAGAATTGCGCGTTTTAACAATTCGCAAGCCCGGAGAAACCTTAATATGAATGCGAAAGCAAAGCGCGCACAGGGACGCCACGCAAAAAGCATGGGGCTGTTTAACGCCGCTGTCGGTCTGGTGGGGACGGCGGGGGATGTCTACGGCATGGGGCAGGACAAATATGGGTGGGGCAGTAAATCTCCGTCAAAACCAATAACATACAATAAAGTTGGAGGGCCTACGTAATGGCTGGAGAGCAAAACTATATCCGCGTGGGGATTGTTCAAGGCGCCTACCCTGATAATTCGTTCAGACAGGGCATGAGCGACCTTGGGCAAATGTTTGGGCGGGTCGCGTCCAAAGATGCGGTCAGGACAGGCGCCCGAGAAGGCTATCAGGCCGGTCTTGACTATATCAGCAACATCGCCCGCGACGAGGACGGGAATTTGGCCCCGATCGATGAGGGCGTTTTTGACAATGGCGGCGGCGCCTATGGGGAGGCGTTCAACAATGCTATCCTGCAAAGTTACTCCAGCAGCCTGATCGCCGACGGGAAGAGGCGGATCGACGATATTCAGCGTGATAACTTCAACAAGCCGGATGAGTTCCAAAAGCAGGCGGACGCTTATATTGGCGGCCTTGTCGGGCAGCTTCCTGACCGCTTAAAATCAGAAATAGGTCTGACGCTTCAAGAGACCCGGCAGCAGGGGCTGAACAACATCAACCAGAACGTCGTCAAGGCCCAAAAAGAGCGTGGGTTGGCGAAGGGGCTGGAAAATCTCGGCAGTCTGAATTCTGATATTCATAGCCTTTACTTGTCCGGAGAAATTCAAGAGGGCAACAAGCTCATATCCCAACACAGGGCGCAGGTCCAGTCGCTTGTCGATCTCGGTCTTTTGACGCCGCTTGAGGCCAGCAATAAAATCAACGCAATGCGCGGACAGGCGACGCTTGGCCATCTGATGAACACGCTGAACGGCTTTTACGGCCGCGACCCGGAAACCGGGTATGACAAGGCGAAGGAGTTTCTGGAGGGCTGGAACGGCGAGGCGCAGGTTTTTGATAATGATGACCGTGGGGGCCTGCTGGACCCGGGTCAAGTCACGGCCATTAAAAATCTCGGGTTAAGCCACCTGAACAACCGTAAAAGCCAAGACCACCTTGACCGAGCCGAGCGGGAACTTGATCTGAGCAAGGAGCACGCCCTGTTCCGAGCAGATATGGACCAGAAGTTTTTGGATAACACGTTCGCGCCGAAAGACGTGCTTGATATTCGCAATCGTGCCCGCGAATTGATTGACCAAAACCCTACTATGGCGGAACGTTTCATGAGTTTAGGCGACCGGGGACAGTCCTTTCTCGACCGTCGGGCAAATGCGGCTGAGGCTGAGGCGCGGAAACAGGCAAAAAAAATTGAACGTATCAGCAAAGCTCAGGACGTTATCAGTTTGGCGCGCACAAGCGGGGGGATATATGCTGATCAAGGGGCTGTAAATAACGCTGTAAATGTTTTAGCAGAAGACCCCTTATATCATATCGCGAACCCAGAGCATAAAAATGGTGCTATCGAGTTAATCAGCAAGGCAGGGTTTATCCCCAATAAATTCCGCGAGCAATTGGCTGGTATCGCCAGAAGTGGCGACCCGGCAGTAATGGAAAAAAACGCGGATTTAATTAATGCGGTTTTACTCAGCCCCCAAACAAGGGCGGGGCTTGGGACAGAGTTGGAAATTTTTTATGAAACCATCAGAAATTCGCTTATCTTGGGAGAGGACATCAACGAAACCACCAAGCAAGCGCGGTCGGTTTATCTGAATGAGGACGGGCGAAAGAACACAATAGACCGGCTTCTTAACGACCAAAACCTTAATGCCCGAATAAACGCCTCTGCCGAAAATGCGCGAAGCAAAGCGTTTAATGATGGATTTTTTTCAAGTGGAATATCAATAGGCCCGGAAAACCCATTTTTGCCAGACTTTTTTAGACTGAACGAAGGGCTTGATTTTGGGTTCGCCTCTATAATTGAGGCCAACGACGATAATGCTGCATTTGCGGCTAAATTCTTGCCTTCGATTTTCGCAAGGCAGTCAATCCCTATGCCGTCGCCGGAGTTTGACCAAGAACGCCATCACCAGATTATAGCCTTTATGTCGAATGGTTTGTCAGAAAAGGAAGCCGTGAATAGAGTTGATGAGCGTATGTCAAAATTATGGGTGGCAAATAAATTCGCACAATTTGATAAGGGCGAAGGCGATAACGCTCCGCTCGCAAAATTGATTCGCAGGGAACAGTCCGTCCCTCACCTTTACCGGGATGGGGGGCTTACCGCAGATGAAAATGACTTTTGGTTTGAGGCTTCCGTTGCCAAACATATTGATGAAGCGATGGCAGATGGCACTATAGAGTATGGCACAAAATTCACAAGTGGTCATGCGATGGTACGAGGCGGCCAGGTTGTTGTCACAGGAGACGCGAATACAAGGAACTTGCCGCCTGTTTTTGATGAGGACGGCCAAATAATCGCTGGCCCCCGTATTGAGATCAGCATCCTCAACAGTGAAGGCGAGCGTGTAAAATTATTTGATAAAAATGGGCAAACTTCATTCCTGCCGCAATTGACAAGGCCGCACTTAGAGGAAAGCAT